GTGGCTGTATATGACCGTCTTGCTAAAGTTATGTATGATGATGAGAGGGAAATAGAATACTCCCCTCTTACTTGTATGAATGATGATGAAGTAGCGGAGCGTATTCAAGTTCCGGATGCAGATGCTTGCATATTTGTAATCAATGCTACACAGAAACTTAATAGTAAAATTGCAATTAATTTCAAAACTACGTTGCAAGATAACAAAATTGATTTCTTAATTCCTTATAATAAGGCATTGGAAGATCAATTACCTAAGATACCTGATTATGTAAATTCTACTGATATTGACACTCAGCTATTTTATGAAAAGCCGTATCTTGAAACGCAGGAATTGATTAACGAAACTAATAACTTACAGATTGAAAAGAAAGACCAAACTGGATTAATAGTCGTGTCAGAACGCGGAACAAATCGCAAAGACCGCTATACTTCTTGTAGTTATGGGGATTACTTTATTAATCTTCTTGAACAAGATATTGCATCAGTAAATGAGAAATATTCAGTTGGAGTGTATGTAAATTAACAAGAAAGGAAGTGAGATAATGTCAGAGAAAAAGGCAAATGAAGAAGTTATAAACGAAACTAATGCTTATCATTTCTTTAGGGATGTAACTACTGGAACTATGTTTACGGGGTTATTGCATGATTATACTGCTGATCCATCACATCTGTTATGGATTATTCAGCACCCTATGGACTTTAATAAGGAAATTAGGGACATATCAAACCGCCTTTATTCAAGTAATGGTAACTTTAGAAACACAGTAGATTACATGAAGGCACTTCCTACTCTTGATTACGTTGTCACAAATTATATTAAAGACAATGGTTCAAAGGCTCGTAAGGAAATTATAGAGTATGCGCTTGGCAAGATTAAGCATAAGGAGATTATAAGAGATGCCATCCACAAGGGTTGTGTTGACGGCATCGCTTTTTATTATCTTGTTGTTGGTGAGCGTAAACTCAGCAATAAGAAGTCAATGAGTTATTGGGACGCACATGATATTAGTGAGATTAATTCTTTGAAACCAAAACTTTCAAAGATGAATCTGTCTGCTATTAATCTGCCAGTAGACTATTGTAGAATCATTGGCTTTAAAAACAATTCTTATATTGTGGCATTTGATCTTGAATATTTTAATGAGGGTGAGGAGACAAATAAGAGTAAGCTTCGCAAATACCCCAAAGAAATACAAGAGGCTTACAATAAATGGCACAATGGAAAAGGTCAACAGGAAGTAGTTCTCGACGATACCAAAACTATGGTTTTCAAAATATCGTCAAAGAGAGATGAACCGTGGGGCAGACCACTTGTTTTAGCGGCAATTCTTGATATTCTTTACGGTGATTATTTTACTAATACCAAGCGTAAAACTCTTGATGAAGTCAATAACAAACTAGTGTATGAAACATTCCCAGAAGGTAAAACCACTGGCACATCTGCTTTGACTGATAAGCAACAAAAGGAACAGCATGATGCAGTCAAGAGCGTTATCGCTACAAAGAATACAAGAGGTGCGACATCATTTGTATCTGTTGCGGCTGGCACAAAAATAAATGTTATTGATACAAGTACGGATATTTTTGATGATAAATATGAGAGCAAGCTCGATGAAAAGATTGGAACGGATTTAGGATTTGCGGCTACATTACTTAATGCAAGTGCTTCAAGTTCATATTCTGCACAGCAAACCAATCTTGAACTTGTTACGGCTCAGATATTCAAGTGGATTGAAGATATAACTGCGGAGTTGAATAAGGTGTTGAACTTCAATGTCCTTAATCTGAATTATATAGATGTAAAGGTAAACTATTTACCTATTACGCATCTTAATAAACAACAGATGATTGGTTATGTGAAAGATTTGTATTTGCAAGGCAAGGGTAGTTTGACTCTATGGGCTTCGGCAGTTGGTATTTCGTCAGATGTATTTTATGCAATGCTTGATGAAGAATTGGAAGATGATATTGAGAATAAATATCCCGTTCATCAAACAAGTTATACGCAGTCATCAAAAGATGCTGGCAGACCTACGGTTGATAATCCAACGAATGAGAATACAATTCAAAGCAAAACTAATAATTCAAACGGGCAACCAAAGCCCAATAGTTAATCAGTCACCTTTGCGGGTGGCTTTTTATATATTCAAGGAAAGGTGGTGAATAAATGGGATATTTTGAAATTTCAAAAAGAAATTCAAAAGGTGGTAAAAGAAAAATAAAAATGTCCTTGCTTGAAATTGCCTCGACAAATGAAAGCACGAATAAAAATGGATTACATTGGGTTGAAGAATATGTAAACAATAATATTGAATCAGCCATAATGATGCCAATTTGTGCTGAATTTGCAAGCGATGATAAGTCTATTCCTTTAGATCACGGACTGACTTCCATAGATTCAACTGAGAATGAACCTCTTTTTGAAGATAGTGAAGTTGTTGGTGCAATTGAAAAGGCTTATGTTACAGATGCGGAAATCGATGGCGAAACTAAGAGAATACTTTGCGGCGAGGGATATATTTACCAGCAAAGGTATCCTAATTTTGTAAAGTGGCTTTCTGAGAATGTAGCAAATGGCAAGGTCTTATCTTCTATTGAGATTATGGGAACGCCTGAAAACAATAACTTAATTATTTACGATGGCGAGGCAACTAAAGAATTTCGTACACCAAAGGAATTTTTGTTTTCCGGTTCTGCTATACTCTCAGTAGAGGCAGCGGACGATTCTGCCGTTATATTACAAATGAATAGTTTAAATTCTAAGGAAAGTGAGGATGAGACAATGGATGAGAAAACAATCAATCTGATTTGTGATTCTGTAAAGAACGCAGTTTCAGAAACAAATTCAAAGAATGCTGAGTATGAAGCACAGATAACCGAGCTTAATAACACTATCGCTGAAAAAGATGGTGTAATCTCAGAACTCAATGCTTCTGTTGAGCAGATTAAGCAGGCTATTGCTGATATGGAGATAGAGCGTGATGCTTGGTGGGCTGAAAGAGATACACTTCAGAAACAGCTTGGTGAGGCTCTTGCGGCTCAGAGACTTAACGAAATGAACTCTGCTATTAAAGGCTTTACTGAGGAGCAGAGAGCTTTCGCAAAGGACGAGATTGAGGCATTTAAGGCAGACCCTATGAACAGTGAAATCAATTCTATCACAGATAAGATTTATCGTGAAATAGGCAAGACTGCTCTTGAAAATGCAAAAGTTGTTGAGACAAATTCTGTTGATGATACAACGGATATTTTTGGCGAAATCAATTCAATAAACTCAAATACTGACGGCGAGGATGTAGACATTTTCGCAACCGTACTCTAATAAGAAAGGTAGGTAATATTATGGTAAGATTTCATTCTGTAGAGGAAATTGAGCATTCTGCTCATAGCGTTCCTAACGTAACTGCACACGCTGCTATGCCTAATGGAGCACTTGTTGGGCTTACATACGATGCAACATCTAAGGTTACAAAAGCACCTGAAACAGGTAAGGATCTTTATGTGGTTATTAACACTCAGACTGGCGACAAGGAATATGAAACTGAAAAGACAATCGCTGCTGGCGAGTATGTAAATCTTTTCAAACTTGCTAATTGGGTTGGTAAGGAACTTTATGTTGATGAGGCAAATGTTACTGGAACATATTCAAGTATTTCTGTAGGCGATACTCTCACATTCGACGCTTCAACCTTTAAGTTCAAGGAGGGTTCTGCCACAACTGGTGACATTAAGTTTACTGTTATGGCAAAGGGCGGTCTTGCAACAAATTATCTCACAGTGCTTGTTGGCATTGCTTAATTTATAGGAAAGGAAGGTAACATATTATGAGTTATACTGTTGAACTTAATTCTGCTCGCAGAGATGCAGATTTTGTAACAAAGGAGTACAATCCCCACACTGGCGTAGTTGAGGTATTCTCTGCTATGGCAAACGGCAAGTCTCTTGACAAGTTTGGCAAGAACATGGCTGATAAGTCAGTTAATTACATCAAGGAGCTTGCAAGCAAGGCAAACAACGGTGATTCTTCTGCTGTTGCAGAGCTTAATACAATTCGTAAGTATACAATTGAGCCTGAGCTTATGAAGGAAATCCAGCTCCTCGGTTTCTTTGGTTCTTATGAAAATGTTGGATATGGCGAAAGCATTGAGAGGGAGGTTGTTGCAACAGAGGGTGAACTTTCAAGAGTTCAGGCTGCTAACGGTGATGTTCCTCTTGGTTTTATCGCATCTAAGACATATCCTGTAGGCACACAGACAATTTCTGCTGGATATCAAATTGATTATCGCAAGCTTCAGATGGGTGATCTTTCTGCTGAAAACGCTCTCAAGGAGAACATCAAGAGAGATATGAGAAACAAGGCATCCCGTTATGCTCTTATGACTGTTTACAACTCAATCAAGAATGCAACAGGTGTTAAGAATTACTCAGAGTCAAAATCTATCACTAAGCTTGCTGTTGACAATGCAATAAAGTTTGCACGTAGATTTGGCGTTCCTTCAATTGTTGGTGATTATAGCGTAGTATCACAGATTAACGATTTCGTTCCTTACAATTCATCAACTTGTAACTTTACTGATATTGCACCAGATGCTATGGAGGAAATTCGTAAGACAGGTCTGCTTTCTTGGTACAACGGCTCACCTATTTATGCTATCCAGAACGCATTTGATACATCTAAGCTGAATGTTGCTGGCACTGGCTTTAACACAGTTGCTCCAGAAGGACTTCTCTTTGTTATTCCTGCTGGTGTTGATTCACCTGTTAAGCTTTGGACTCGTGGTGGTCTTACAAGCCTTACTGGCAATGCTGTTACAACAGGCAGACAGCTTACAAGATATGATCTTGAGGTTGCTGTTGATGTAGCTAAGGGTCAGGAATACAAGCTCGGTCTTATCAGAGACATTCAGCTTGATCTTTAATTAAAGCAATGTTAAAGGGGAGCTTAACAACGCTCCCCCTATTGCTAACATTTTTTGAAAGGAGGCTTGTAAATGAGTCTTAATATGGACGAAAAGATTACAATTAAGAATCTTTGCGACTATTCAATTTATTTTCGCCGCATAAATGGCGTTGGCGATGTAGCTATGCCACCGCAGACTTCTATTCGCATAGATCGTGGTGAAGTTATCTCACAGGCACAAAATAACAATGTTATGTTTGTTGGCGAGGATTCTCTCGGCAGTCACGCACGTATTTTTATTGACGATAAAGATACTCGTATTGAGCTTGGCTTTGAAACTGAAGATAAGCCGCAGGTTGTTATTTCTGACGAGAGAGTAAAAGAGGCTTTCGCAACAAAGTCTAAGGCTGGCTTTAAGAAGGCTATCGAGGAGCTTGCCCATACTTATGCAGAAAAAGTAAGTCTTGTAAAGTGCGTAAAGAAACTTGGTCTTAACGAGTACGATAAGATTAAGTTCATTGAGGAATACACTGGCTTAAAAGTTGAAGATTAAGGACGGTGATGACATTGGGTGATACCACAACGAAAAGCGATGTTATCAGAAGTTTTCATTCTCACCCAATGGCAAAACAGGCTTTGCCAGAGGGCTTAGAAGATGAGTTCTTTCTTTCGGCATTGGCTGAATATGAACTGGACGTAAAAGAAATTGGCTACGACGATTCGACTGATGCGTTTCAGAATGTTCTTGATAGAGCTGTGATATATACTTTGGGACTAATGATGTATTCGGAGTATCTTACACGTGAACTTTCAAGACTTGAAAAATTGCAAGGGTTTTACGGCAAAGACATTCATCTTACAGGCAATGATGCCTCAAAGAATGTAACCTATAAAGATTTAGTTCTTGAACAAGAGCGAGTTCAAATGCTTTTACATAAGCAGAAAAATCATTCGTATAATTGAGGTGATAATATGCAGGAATGGTATGTTATTAATCCTCAGCCCACAATGTTGGACGGTCTTGAAAAGGATGAATGGGATGCTTGGGTTACAGATAGTTTTGACGAGTTAATCACTGAAACGCCTTTAAGGGATGATGTGAAGCTTTGTCGTGGACAATTCAATGGCGAAACTGGTGAGTTTGAAGTAGAAGTTGAAACTCAGGCTATAATTCAAAATAGAGATTTTGATGCCTATACACAAGGTTGGAAACGACAAATTCTTACGAGAATTTCGGATAATCTTGCTGAATACAAATATGTAAAAGCAACAGATACTTTAGGCAACACTCAAATTTATTTGATTATGACTATGCCAGAGACTAACAAAATTTATACTAAGGCCGTTTTGCATGAGTGCAATTATACGCTCAAATGGCAAGACGCCGAAGGTAGAATATATTACTATCCAACATATACCGCAGATGCTACTCAGTATAATACGGGTGTTGAAAGAAACGGTAATATCTTGGAGACTGGCTATATTCAGCTTATGAGTTGGATTTCTCTCGACGATATAACAAGAGAATTATATCGTGATAAGAGAATGTTTATTGATGTTGCTACTGAAAGACCCGAAACTTATGTAATAACTTCAACATCAAAAGTGCCGTACTCATATAACGAAATGCGTATCATGCGTATAACATTTACAGAATGTGAATACAACCCCAAGACGGACAGAATCGATTTAATGCTTTGTGACTACATTAATCCTAATGACATACCACACCCAAGTCCAATAAACATAGCATATTCAGGCGCACCACAGTTAAGAATCGGTGGTCGTAAGACCTTTACAGCGGAGACTGAGAATGAAGTTGTGTTCTCTCTCATCAATTCCGCGCTATTGGACGGCAAGCTGACAATGACGCAGACTGGCAATAAATGCGTTGTCAAGTGCGCTAATGATTCGGCTTTAGTTGGGGCAACTTTCAAGGTGGTTGTAACAGGTGGTGGACAGCAGAGCGAGTTGCTTGTTGACGTAATTGGGGCGGTTTAAGGGGATTGAAATGAGCAGAAAAGTTACACAAGAAGAATTTGTTGACCAAGTGTCAAAAGTAAATCCCGATATTACCATTATCGGAGAATATAAAGGCTCTCGTGAAAAAGTTAAATGTCGATGTAGTTGTGGGCATGAATG